GTCACAAATCCTGATCTCTCCTGGATCCGCGCCGGCAGGCGCGGATTCCGTCGAGCTCGTCGCGCCTCGGCTGGAAACGCCGCGACCCTCGGACGTCGCCGGCAGCTACGGCGCCGAAGCGGCCGCCTGGGTCAAGCTCTACCTGGGCGCCGAGCTGCGGCCATGGCAGCGCTACGCGCTCGAGCGCGTGCTCGAGCACCGGGCCGACGGTTCGCTCCGATGGCGGCGCGTGATCCTCACGGTCTCGCGCCAGTCCGGGAAGTCTGTGCTCGCGCGGGGCCTGTGCGCGTGGCGGGTCGGCGCCGCGGACGTGTTCGGCGAGCCGCAGGAGGTCTTGCACGTCGCGAACCTGCGCGCGACCGCTCACCGGATATGGCTCGACGCGGCCCGGATGCTCGAGACGACGATCGGCGCGCACGTTCGCCGCTCGAACGGGCAGGAGGCGATCGAGCTCGTCGACGGCTCGGCGTGGAGACTCGCCGCGTCGACGCTCGACGGCGGCGTCGGCTCGTCGGTCTCGCTCGCGTTCGTTGACGAGGCGTGGCGGATCTCGCGCGAGGTGGTCGACGGCTCGATCGCGCCGACGATGCTCGAGCGGGTCGCGCCGCAGCTGGTGCTCGTCTCGACCGCCGGCGACGGCGGCTCGACGCTGCTCCTCGAGGATCGCGAGCGCGCGATCGGAGAGCTCGACGAGCCCGAGCTCGCGCGGACGCTGCTCCTCGAGTGGAGCGCGCCGCCCGAGGCCGATCCGTCCGACGTCGACGCGTGGAGGCAGGCCTCGCCGCACTGGACGCCGGCGCGCCTCGCCGCGCTGCAGCACGCGCACGCGACGACGCCCGAGCTCGACTGGCGCCGCCAGTACCTCAACCAATGGGTGCTCGCGGCCGCCGCATGGATCACGCCGGCCGCGTGGGACGGCGCCGGCGATCCCGAGCTCGAGCTCCCCGCGCTCCCCGCCGGCACGATCGCGATCAACGACCAGGACGGCGCGCCCGGCTCCTGCGGCTACGTCCTCGCCGTCGCCGACGGCGAGCGTGTCTCGATCGTCGGCCGCCCGTTCCCGACCCGGCGCGCTCTCTGGCTCGAGCTCGAGCAGCTGACCGCGCGCCGGCGTGGAGTGACGCTGCTCTACCCGGCCTCGTTCGCCGAGCACGTCGCGAAGCTCCGCGGCGTCGAGCGGGTCAAGGTCGGCACCGCCGAGCAGCGCGCCGGCTACGGGCCGACGATCGCGGCAATCGTCGACGGGCGCCTACGCCACGACCGCGGCGACGAGCTCACCCGGCAGATGCTCTCGGCGACGCCCGTCACCGTTCCGGACGTCGGAACGACCCTCTCGTCGAAGCGCTCGCCCGGCCCGATCTACCTCGCCCGCGCGGCGGTGTGGGCGGTCGGCTACGAGCTCCGACCCGAGCGCCGCCGGCGCGCGCTCGTCGTCGCCGGCTAGCGTCGGAGCACGTCGACGAGCAGCCATGCCCGCCACGCCCGGACGCGCGTGACCGTGACCGGCGTCCTCCACTCGCGCTCGAGCTCGTGCTCGAGCGCCGCGGGCTTGAGCGCGTACAGGCTCGCGTACAGCCGCGCGACGCGCGCGTTCGCGAGCTCGATCGCGACCCGCCCGCGCTCGCCGCGCTTCGAGGTCACGCCGCCGTGCGTGAGCGTGTAGCCGCCCGCCGTCAACATTGACTGCACCGCGGGCGGCGTCGCCGCGTGCGCCGCGCCGGCGCCGCTGAGCGCCGCGGCGGCTACCAGGATCGCGATCAAGATTCTCACGAACGGCAGGGTATCCCGGGCCTAGGGATTGTCGCCATGCCCCGGACGGGTCATCCTCAGCGTGTGTCGGTGCTCCCGTTCCGCCGGCCCCGCGTCGAGCTCGCCGCCGCTCTCCCGGCGGGTCGGCGCGTCGCGATCGCGCCGCCGCGGACGCGCTCCGGCACGATCCTCGAGGTCGGCGACTTCTCCGGGCTCGCCGGCGCCGGCGTCGCCCGCTCGCAGGCGCTCACGATCCCGGCCTGCGCCGCCTGCCGCGACCTCGTCGTCGGCACCACCGTCCAGCTTGGGATCTACCGCTACCGCGGCCCCGACCGGATCGAGCCCGGCTACCTGCTCACCCGGCCCGACCCGTCGACGACGTGGGTCGCGACGCTCGCCGGCACCGTCGACGAGCTCGCCTTCTACGGCCGCGCCTACTGGCGCGTGCTCGCCCGCGACGCCGAAGGCGTCCCGACCCGCGCGCGGTGGACACCGGTCTCCGACGTCGCGCCTCAGGTGCGCTCGAGCGGTGGCAGCTACCAGGAGCTCACCGGCTACAGGATCGCCGGCGTCGGCAACGTGCCGATCGACGACGTGATCCGGTTCGATTCGCCGCTACCCGGCGTGCTCGCGACCGGAGCTGTCACGCTCGCGGCCGGGCTCGAGCTCGAGGCCGCCGCGCGCCGTCTCTCGAGCGTCGAGCTCCCCGCCGGCGTGCTCGAGAATCAGGGCACCGAGCTCGGCGACGACGAGGCCGCCGACCTCGTCGCGTCGTTCCAGGCCGCCCGCCGCGAGAACGGGCTCGCGTTCCTGCAAGGCGTCACCTACAAGCGCGAGGCGCTCTCGCCGTCCGACCTCCAGCTTGTCGAGGCGCGCGCGGCCGTCGCGACCGACGTCGCCCGTCTCTGGAACGTCCCGGTCGCGATGATCGGCGCCTCTCCGTCCGGCAACGCCGCCGCGCTCCTCTACTCGAACCTCTCGCAACAGCTGGCCGTCCTGATCTCGAGCGCCGTCTCACCGCACCTGCGCACCGTCGAGCAGACACTCACGGACGTGATCCCGCGCGGGCAGGCCGTCGCGTTCGACGTGCAGACGTTCCTGCGCTCCGACCCGGCCGCCGCCGCCGACTACGCGCTCAGCCTCTGGCAAGCCGAGCTCGTCACGCGCGACGAGGCGCGCTCGTTCCTCGGCCTCCCCGCCTACCCCTCGGCATCCGCCGACCTGACCCCCGGAAAGGTGTGACCGCGATGGAGCTCCGCTTCGCCTTAGACGTCCAGGCCGCCGACGCCGAGCGGCGAACGATCGAGGGACTGATCGTCCCGTGGAACACGCCGGCGCGCATCGACGGCGCCCCCAAGCCCGTCTCGTTCCTGCCGGGCGCGCTCCGGCAGGTGCGCGCGAATACGCCGCTCCTGCTCGACCACGATCGGACGCGGCCGGTCGGCGTGCTCGCCGAGCTCGACAACGATCGCGCCGACGGCGCCTTCGCCCGCTTCCGCGTCGACCGCACCACCGCCGGCGACGAGGCGCTCGTCCAGGCCGCCTCGGGCTCCCGCGGCGCGTTCTCCGTCACCGCGACCGCCGACCCCGCCGCCGACGTCGACGAGCGCGACGGCGTGCTCGAGGTCTCCGGCGCCGACCTGCACGAGGTCTCGCTGCTCCCGCTCGGCGCCTACCGCGCCGCGGCCGTGACCGCCGTTACCGCGGCCGACCCCGAGCCCGAGCCCGAGCCCGAGCCCGAACCCGAGCCGGCGCCGCCGGACGAACCCCCCGAGGAGGAAACGATGGACGACACCGTCGCGGCCGCCGCGCCGCCGATGATCCTTGCCCGCGCCTCGGCGCCCGAGCGCGAGCTCGGCGCCGGCGAGCTCGTCTCGCTGATCGTGCGCGCGCAGCACGGCGAGCCCGACGCTCGCCGTCTGCTCGTCGAGGCCGCGCTCACCGAGACCGTCTCCGGCGACGTCTCGGGCCTGCTCCCGCCCACCTACGAGCGCACCGTGATCGGCGACGACCCGAACCCGCGGCCGCTCTACGAGACCTTCCGCTCGCGCCCGCTCCCGGGCGTCGGGCTCCAGGTGAACAAGCCGAAGTGGACGACCCCGCCGAACGGCGCCTGGGCGGCCGACGTCGACGCCGACGCGACCTCGACGAAGGTTGTCATCGGCTCGCAGTCGGCCACCGTCCAGCGCTGGGATTGGGCGGGCACGATCTCGTGGGTTGTCGTCCAGCGCTCCGACCCCTCGATCATCGACGAGACCTACTCGGCCGCCGTCAACGACTTCCACGCCGACGTCGAGGCAAAGATCTACGGCGAGCTCGGCGCCGCCGCGCCCGGCGTCGCGACGACCATGGGCGCCGCGATCGCCGAGTTCTACGTCGCGACCGGCAACAAGCGCGCGCCCGAGATCATCATCATGGCCCCCGACGTCTGGGGTGCGTTCGCCGACGCCGGCGCGCTCTCGGTCGCGCTCGTCCAAGGTGGCGTCTCCGCGAGCGGCGACGTGCTCGCGACCTCGTTCGCCGGAATCCGCGCGATCACGTCCGGCACGCTCGCCGCCGGCGAGACGATCCTCGCGACCCGCCGCGCCGCTGACGCCCGGATCACCGAGCCCGTCCGCCTGACCGCGAACGCGATCGGCGCGCTCAACGTCGAGCTCGCCGTCGTCGGCGAGGGCCTGTTCGACACCGACTACCCGGCCGAGCTCCTGAAATTCGCCGCGATCGTCCCGGCGGCCGCCGCGCCCGCGAGCTCGAGGCGCTCGAGCTAGGCCCCGATGGCCGATTGGCTGACGCCGGAGGAAGTCGCCGCGTATCTGGACATCCCAGGCGCGCCCGACGACAACCTCATCGCATCCACCGCGGCCGCCAAGGCCGCGGTGGAGCGCCGGCGCTCCGACCTCAAGCTGACCGACCCCGACGCGGTCGCGCCCGACGACGTCCACCTGGGCGCGATGATCTGGGCGGGCCTGCTCTACCAGACCCGAAACGCCCCGTCGGGGTTCGCCGGGTTCGGCGACGAGACGCAGCTGTACGACGCGCTCGGCGCCCGCCGCGCCGAAGTGATGCGTCTGATCGGCTGGCGCCGGCCGGTGGTCGCGTGAGAACCCGGCTCACGCTCGACGAGCTCGCGGCCGCCTCGGCGCCGGCCTCGCGCGCGCGGGCGGCGCTCGTGCAGTTGCTCGCAGACGCCGGGATCGCCGCCGCTGACGATCCCGGCGCGTTCTTCCCTCAGCCGGTCGGCGTGCTCGTCGGCCTGCCGACGCTCGTCCGCCGAACGCTCGCCGCGCGCACGTTCGAGATCCCCGTCCTGATCGTCTCGGGCGATCCGGTCTCGAGCCCGCTCGTCGTCGACCGGCTCTACGCGCTCGCCGACGACGTCGCCCGCGCGCTCGGCGAATCGAACTACCGCCCGTCGACGTGGCGCGCGACCGCGAACGCCGAGCCGCTCCCCGCCGTCGAGCTCAACGCGACCGTGACCACGATCGAAACGGAGGTCTGACCATGGGCACCCCGCCCGCCGTCCTCACCGACTCGCGCCTCGGAGTCGGCACCCTGCTCCTCGGGACGACCGACTACGGCGCGCAGCTTGCCAACGTCGTCCTCACGCCGACCGTCGACTCAACCGACGGCACGCCGACGCTCGGAATCCCCGACCCGCTCCCCGAGGAGAAGGAGTCCTGGGCGCTCGAGGGCTCCGCGATCCAGGACTTCGAGCTCGCGACCGGGTTCGTCAACTTCTGTTTTGACAACGCCGGCACGCTGCAGCCGTTCGAGTTCACGCCGGTGACAGACAACGCCACGAAGTACGCGGGCCAGTGTCGGGTCTGGTCGATCCCGATCGGCGGCGACGCCGGCGTCCAGATCACCGCCGACTTCTCGTTCGCCGTCGAGGGCAAGCCGACCCGCACCGACCCGCCGCTGACCGTCGCGGCCAAGGCCCCGAAGTCATGAGCGAGCCCGAGCCGACCCTGTACTCGTTCCGCGGCCGCGTCGTCTACAAGAACGGCCGCGCGCCCGACGAGTTCGAGACCGGGCCGGCCGGGATCTCGGCGTGGGAGCTGTACGCGCTCCGCAACGGCTACCCCGTCCACGGCGCCGGCGTCCCGCCGATACTGATGTCGCTCGTCGTCGCGTTCGAGGCCATCGGCGCCGGCCCCGAAGGGTTCGAGGCGTGGCGGCGCGAGGTCTACTCGGTCACGCTCGACGCGGTGCCGATCCCTCCTACCCCGCCGGCTCTTACGGGCGACTGATCGCCGTGCTCGCGCTCACGCTCCGCATCCCGCCCGCGCAGCTGCTCGAGCTCGAGCCGGCGATGGTCGCGACCCTCGTCGACGAGCTCGCGCGCCGATGAGCCGGGTCTCGGTCGACGTCGACGGGCTCGTCGAGACCCTCGCCGCGTTCAAGGGCCTCGAGGCCGACCTCCGCAAGGAGGCCAACGCCGAGCTCCGCGTCGCCGGCCGCGAGGCCGGCGCCGCGCTCGCGCTCGAGCTCCGCGCCTCCGCGTCGAGCTCGGGCGTCCCGGTCGCGCCCCGCGTCGCCCGCTCGATCAAGGTCAAGTCCGACCGCCTCCCGACCGTCGTCGTCGGCGGCCCCCGCAAGGTCGGCCGCCGCGGTGCGCCGGCGGCCGTGCTCGCATGGGGCAGCGAGCACGGCCCGCGCTCCGACCCGAACCACTTCGCCGTCGCGCCGTCGAGCTCGGGCCACTGGATCGGCCCGGCCGTCCGCCGCTTCGAGCGGGGCGAGTGCCTCACGATCTACCGGCGCGCGGTCGCGCAGACGATGCGCCGCTACAAGCTGCTCTGATGGCCGGCCCCGGAAACATCCTGATCACGGTCGGCGCGCAGACCGTCGAGGCCGTCCGCAACCTCGGCACCGTCAACAAGGCGCTCGGCGACACGCAGACGACCTCCGAGAAGATGAGCGCCGGCCTCAAGAAGGCCGCGGTGCCGGCGGCCGCGGCGCTCGCCGCGATCGGCTACGCCGGCCTCGGCGCCGCCAAGGCCGCGATGGAGGATGCCGACTCGGCCGACCACCTGGCGCAGACGATGAAGCGCGTGGCGGGCTCCCACCAACCGGCGATCGACGCGATGGAGGATTACATCTCCAAGACCGAGATGGCGACGGGCGTCGCCGACGACAAGCTCCGCCCGGCGATGGAGAAGCTGATCACCGCGACCGGCGACTCGGCCGAGGCGCAGAAGCTGATGAACCAGGTGATGGACATCTCGGCCGCGACCGGCAAGGACGTCGACACCGTCTCGACCGCCGTCGCCAAGGGCTACGAGGGCCAGACGTCCTCGCTCGCCCGGCTCGTCCCGGGCCTCTCCGAGGCCTCGCGGAAGTCGAAGGATTTCACCGTGATCATGGACGAGCTCTCCGACAAGACCGGCGGCGCCGCCGCCAAGGCCGCCGACACCGCGGCCGGCAAGATGGCCCGGTTCCAGGTCTCGGTCTCCGAGCTCCAGGAGTCGATCGGCTACGCGCTCCTGCCGGTGATCGAGGCGCTCGTCCCGCTGATGATCAAGGCCGCCAACTTCGCCGAGGAAAACACGACCGCGATTAAGGCGCTCGCCGCGATCGTGGCCGTGCTCGCCGGCGGGATCCTCGCCGCCAACGTCGCGATGAAGGCCTACGAGGCCGCGCAGGTCGCGATCACGGTCGCGACGAAGGCGTGGCAGGCCGCGCAGCTGCTCCTCAATATCGCGCTCGACGCGAACCCGATCGGCGCCGTGACGCTCGCCGTCGCCGCGCTCGCCGCCGGGATCGTGCTCGCCTACCAGAAATCCGAGACGTTCCGCGACACCGTCAAGGCCGCGCTCAACGCGGTCAGGGAGCCGATCGACTCGCTCGCGGCCGCGTGGACGAAGCTCTACAACGCTGCGCAGTTCGCGTTCAACTGGATCGTCGATCACTGGAAGCTCGCGCTGTTTTCGTTCGGGCCGATCGGCGCCGCGATCTACGCGCTCGCGACCAATTGGGACTCGGTCTCGAAGGCCGCGAGTGACGCGGCGGCCGCCGTCCAGTCCGCGGTCGCGACGATCGCGGGCGCCGTCGCGGCGATGGCCCGGGCGATCCGCAACGCCGTCTCGAGCTCGCTCGGCTGGCTCGGAAGTCTGATCGGCAAGCTCGACGCCGTCGTCAGCGCCGTGCGTGACGTGCTCGACTGGCTCGACAAGATCCACGTTCCCCACCTGCCGGGGCTCCCCCACATCCCTACCCCTTGGATGCCCGCTCCGGCGAGCTCGTCGCGCTCGGGCGTCGGCACACCGCCTGCATCCCGCACGGCGCCCGGCGCGGCGATCATCGTCAACGTCTACGGCGCTCTCGACCCCGAAGGCGTCGCCCGCCAGATTCGCCGGCTGCTCGCCGACCACGATCGCCGGCAGGGGCTCGCCGTCGCCTGATGTGGCCGAGCTCGGTACGGATCGACGACGTCGAGCTCGAGCTCGAGCTCGTGCTCGCGCAGCTGACGATCCGCCACGGCCGCGGCTCCGTCGTCGACGACCCGACCGCGTCGACGTGCACGCTTGTGCTCCGCGACCCGACCCGCGCGTTCACCGTCGCCGGGCTCGTCGGCAAGAGTCTCGCCGTCGACGTGATCGACAATCCCGAGCTCCCGCCCGGCCCCGCCAACCGCGTCCAGGCCCGGTTCCGCGGCCAGATCACCGACGCCGACCTCAGCGACCCTGACCTCCAGGTGATCGCCGCGGGCCCCGTCGCCGCGCTCCGGCGCGCCGGCTCGGTCTCGACCGTCGGGTGGCCCGCGGAGCCCTGGTCGGCGCGCGTGCAACGGTTCCTGACCGCGGCCGGCGTGACCGCGTTCACCGTCAACGCCGACCCGGGCTTCGACCCGCTGATCGAGCCGCCGCCCGAGGCCGAGATCTCGATCGGCAACTACCTCGGTGAGCTCGCCGCCACGGTCGGCGCCGCGGTCTACGACTCCTCGAGCGGGTCGATCGTCGTCGACGCGATCGGCGCTCGCGGCGCCCCGACCCGGGTCGGCGCGATCGACGTCGACCCGCTGAACGCGCTCTACTCGCCCGTCTGGAAACAGGCTCTCGGCGACGTCGTCAACAGTGTGACCGTGCTCTACGGCCCCGACCGCTCGAGCTCCAAGACCGTGAGCGACTCGGCCTCGGCCGACCTCTACGGCGGCGCCCGCACCGAGATCTCGACCACGATCACCGCCGAGGCCGACGCGCAGCACCGGGCCGAGTCGAGGCTCGCCCGGATGTCGACCCCACGCTGGACGATGCAACCAGTGACGCTCGTCGAGGCCTCGCCGGCGCCGTACCAGATCGGCTTCCGCGTCCACCTGACCGAGCTCCCGCCGAGCGCGCCGTTCGCGAGCTGGACGCCCGTGCTCGAGGGCTGGGCTGATCGGATCGACGGCGACTCGTTCTCGATGGAGCTCGTGGTCTCCGATCCGCTGTTCTCGGGCCTGTATGCCCGCTGGGACGAGGCGGCGCCGACGTTCCTCTGGTCGGACGCGGCGCCGGCGCTCGCCTGGGCGGACGTCCTCTACCCCGACGCGATCGGAGGCTAAGCCGTGCCCGCCAACACGCCGCGATTCGCTCTGCCCTACTCGCTCGACGCCGACGCCGTCACCGACTTCCCGACCGAGGTCTCCAAGCCGCTCGCCGATCGGCTCGACGCGCTCATCCCGTCGAGCGCATGGGCGATGGCGAGCGCCGCTCAAGTGCTCTCGGGTACGGCCGTGAACATCCCCGGCGCGACCGTCACGCTCGACGTGCCCGCCGGCGCGCTCGTCCTCGTCCTCGTCAGCTTCGACTTCGCGATCGACGGCGGCGTCTGCGTCGGGCGTCTGTGGACGGACTGGGCGAGCATGCAACAGCCCTACGCGATCCTCGGCTCGCCCGTCGGCTCGACCCGCGCGAACGTCGCGCAGCATTACCGGCTCGCCGGCGCGCCCGCCGGCCCCCGCACCGTCTGGCTCGACGCCTATCTGACCGCGGGCGCCGGCCAAGCCGACACCGGGACGACCATCCTCGCGGTCGCGCTCGGCGCGTGACGATCCCCGACGACGCGCTCGCCGGCGCCGTCTCGATCCTCCTCGTCGCCGTCGTCCTGCTCGCCCGCGCGCTCGCGCGCGTGACGGAGCGGGTCGCGCGGCTCGAGGGACGGCTAAACGGCCGCGCGGGACGGCCGCCGCGCGATTAGTCTCCCGCAATGGCAACGGAGTCGCCCGACGCCGCCTTACGCCGCCGCCTGTTGGCCGAGCTCCGGCGCGTGATCCGCGACCACTACCTCCGGCGCCGAAAAGATGAGCTCGGCCCGCTCGACCGCGGGAGCTCCGATCCGCGGCGTCCGCCGGACGACGACGGCGGCGAGAACGACCCCGATTAGCCGGCGCCGCTCCGCGGCGTCGTACTCGTCCGACGTGAGCGTCTCGCGCACCGTCCCGCGGGCGCGCTCGAGCTCGGATGCCTCGCCGCAGGCGGCGAGCTCGCCGCGCCGGAGCTCGACCCTTGCCGCGCGCGCGTCGAGGCCGGCCCGGTACGCGGTCGGGTTCTCGTCCTCGAGCTCGAGATTGCCCGTCCACTCGAGGAGCCGCGCCTCGGCCTCGGCGAGCCGCTGCTCGGCGACGATCCGCGCGCCCGCGGCGTCGAGCTCGAGCTCGAGCTCGACGAGCTCGTCCGCGGCCGGGCCTGCCCACTCGAGGAGCTCCTCGATCACGTACGCGTCGAGCTCGTCCGCGTTGATCTGCGCGCGCGCCGAGCACTTGCGCGACTCGTTCGGGCACTTGTAGGAGCGCGTCCGCCCCGAGCCCGTCCGGCTACAGACGAGCCCGCGCCCGCACTCCGCGCACTTCGCGATCCCGGCGAGCATCGACAGCGCCTTGCCGCCGCCCGGCCGGCCGTGCGCGCGCGAGCGCTCCCGGCCGATCGCCTGGACTGCCTCGAAGAGCTCCTCGTCCAGGCCGGGCACGGCAGGCACCGCGTCGGCGTTGACGAGCTCGACCTCCCGCCCGTAGCGGAGCTCGCCGAGGTACGTCCGGTTCGAGAGCATCGTCCGCATCGTCTGCCGGTACGACTTGCGGCCGCTCGTCTGCTCGAAGCGCGCGAGACACTCGCCGTAGGAGGCGCCGGCGGCGCGCATCCGAAAGAGCTCCGCGACGAGCTCGGCCTCGTCGTCGACGAGCTCGAGCGGCGCGCCGCGCTCGGCCTGCCGGTACCCGTACGGCGTCACGGCCTTGATCGGTCGGCCGCTCTCGATCGCGTTCGCCTTCGCGACCGCGAACCCCTCGGCCGCGCGCTCCCACTCGAGCCGGGCGATCGAGAAGAAGAGGTCGCGCTGAAACCGGCCTTTCGGCGTCGACGGGTCGAACGACTCGCACGTCGAGACGATCACGCCGCCGGCATCCTCGATCCGCTCGACGAGCTCGATCCGGTCGCGCGGCTTCAGCCGCGAGAGCCGCGAAAGGTTGTAGACGATCACGCCGTCGAGCTCGCCGGCCTCGATCGCCGTCACGATCGAGTCGAGCACGGCGCGATTCCGCTTCGAGCCCGACACGTCGAGCTCGTCCGCGAAGTCGACGAGCTCCGCGTCAATCGCCGTCGCCTTCACGTCCTGCGCGCGGCGCTGAAACTCCGGCGAGCGGAGCCGCTCGTCGCGCTCGCCGATCCGCGAAACGCGCACGTAGCGGCCGAGCCGCTGACGCCGCAGAGGCCTTGTCCGTTGCACCGCTCCGGCCTCCGTAGTAAGTTCGCTTGTGCCTGTCATTTGTCATCCTCTCTCGCGCGGGGGCTATTTGTCCACACGCAGAATAGCAGGACTACAGATCGTTCCCCCGGCGAGACCTGCCTCGCCGCCTCGTCCGGCTAGCCTCGGCTCACTCTCTAGGCGCCGGCGCGCGAGGCGCCGCTCCGTCGCTAGGCGTCTCGCGGTTGCCGGCCTGATCGTGTTCCTCGCCGGCTACCTCGCCGGCCGCGCGCTCGCCGAGCTCTCGCCGCGCACGATCGCCTACTGGCGCGCCGTCGCCCGTTGCGAGACCGGCGGCCGCTGGCGCGGACTCGGCTCCACCTACCAAGGCGGGCTCGGGATCTACTGGTCAACCTGGGACTGGTGGGCGCGCGAGCTCGGCCTCGCCTCCCGCTACCCCGACGCCGGCGACGCGCCGCCGCTCGTCCAAATCCGCGTCGCCGACTACGGCCGCCGCGTCCACGCCGGCGCCTGGGGGTGCGCGTGAGCACGAGAAGGGGTCATAGTCGCTTCGGCGACCCGCTCGGCGAGAACGAGATCGCCGGGCTCGCGGTCGCGTTCAAGGCGCTCGTCGTCCGCGCCGAGGGGCGCGTCGAGATCAGCGAGGCCGAGCTCCTCCATGCACGGACGGTGCTCGTCCGCGTCGACGCCGATCCGGAGTACATGCGCGTCGAGGTTGTCGAGGGCACGCCGCCCGACCAGCCGAGGTTCGCCCGTGACGCATAGCAGTACGGGTCATCTCGTGCGTCCGCGCTTCGTGGTCTCGCGGCTCTCCCGCTCGGGCGCGACCAACGCCTACGAGCGCACGGCTGCGTCCGTGTACTACGTGTACGACCGCGCCTACTGCTTCGCGATCGTCGGCGAGTTCCCGACCGACGGGCCGATCCGTCGCGTCGGCGCCCGCGAGCGCGCGCTCGAGCTCGCCGCGCGCCTGAACGCGCTCCACGGCCCGTTCCCGGTGTCCCGATGACTTGGCCGCCCGAGACGACCCCGCGCGGTCATCCGATGGAACCGGGCCGGCTCGCTCGGCAGCTGTACCCGCCCGATGCGGCGCCCGGGCACGCGCCGTCGAGCTCCGGCCCGGACGTGCTCGCGGTTAAGCGCTTTGCCGCTCATCTCGGCGCGTGGCCGTGGGAGCCCGACGAGTGGGACGACTCCTATTCGAACGCGTTCGCGCACGGCTCGAGCCGCGGCGCGGGGATGGCAGGCGTCCAACGCTGGGCGAAGATCCAGCCGACCGGGTGGTTCGGCGATGCGACGTTCGACTTCGCTCGCTCGGTGCTGATCCCGCAGGGCCGCACCCACGCCGGCGAGCCGGCCTGGGACTCGCAGTGCGAGGCCCTGATGGCGCAGGCCTACGAGCGCGAACACTCCGCGATCCCGGGCTCGACCGTCCGCGAGACCGCGCTCGACCTCGCGGTCTCCGAGCTCGGCGTGACCGAGGATCCGCCCGGCTCCAACGTCTGCCTCTACAGCGAGTGGTACGGGCTCATCGGGCCGTGGTGCGCGATGTTCGCCACGTGGTGCTACGACGGCGCCGGCCCGTCGCCGTCGTTCGAGCCGAACGCCGCCCGCTACGCGTACGTGCCCTACATCGTCGCCGACGCGCGCGGCGCCCGCTACGGCCTGAGCGTCACGAGCTCGCCGATCCCGGGAGACCTCGTCTGTTACGACTGGCAAGGCGACGGCGAGTACGACCACGTCGGCCTGTTCGAGGCCTGGGACGACAAAGGCCTCGGCACCTTCGACGCGATCGAGGGCAACACATCGACGTCGAACGACTCGAACGGCGGCGAGGTCATGCGCCGGCGCCGCTCGACGCAGGGCCAATCGACCGTGTTCGTCCGCGTGGCCGAGCCGTGACCTCGAGCTACTCCCGCGATCCCGCCCGTCCGCTCCCGCCGCGGATGCGTCAGGTGCTCGAGGCGCGCGCGGCCGGCGAGACGGCGCGCTCGACCGCCGCGCGTCTCGGCGTCTCGATCCAGACCGTGTACACGATCCGGGCGGCCGCACGGGCGCGCACGGTTCGCGCGGTGGCCGCGTGAGCGGCGAGCCCGACCCGGCCGCCCGCGTTGAGCGCGTCCGAGCTCGGCGCCGGCGCGCCGAGACCGAGCCCGGCCCGCTCGAGCTCGAGCTCGTCCGCCGCGGCTGGACGCGCGAGGCCGAGCTCGCCCGCGCCGCCCGTGAGTACGACGTCTGGCTCGAGCGCGAGCTCGCGCGCCTCGAGGCCGAGCGCGAGCGCGACGCCTGCGCTGCGCTCCTCGCCGACACGTTCGCGTTGCATGACGAGCTCGAGCTCGAGCGCGACCGCAGTCCATAGTCCGGCGCGTCGAGCCACGGCGCCAGTAGCGAACGCCGCGGGTACCCCGACCCGCCGGACTGCGTCCCGCCATAGACCGGCCCGGCGGGTCGGATCGCGCGGTGCATCGTCGCACAATGCGGCGAGCCGGCCTGACGTGTAACGGCCGCGGGCGGCGCCGGACGTATAACGCTCGCTTATGCGGGCGGGCTAGCTATAAGCGTCTGTTATGTGGCGAGGTCGCGCTTTGGTTCGGCGGCCGGCGCCCGCCCGTCGCGCGACTTCGGAGCGCAGCGGCGAGCGGTCCGTCCGGCGAACCCAAGCGGCCGCGCCGCCGAGCGGCGCGCCTCACTTATCCACAGTCCGCACTACGCTTGTACGTGTGAGCTCGAGCACGGCAGCGACGAGGAGGCGCGGCGGCCCGTGGCAGCGTCACGTTGCCGCGTTGATGCCTCAGCTTCGCGCGCGCGCCGACGATGCGTGCGAGCTGTGCGGCGAGCCGATTGACTTCGACGCGCCCGTCCGCTCGCGCCGCTCGGCCAGTGTCGACCACGTCGTACCGATCCACGCGGGCGGCGCCGAGCTCCCGCCGATCGACGAGCTCCGGCTCGTCCACTACGGGTGCAACGCCCGGCGGGGCAACAGGACTCGTGCTCGTGCCGGCCCCGC